CGTCATTTTCTCCCCAAAATATAGGATTACTCTACGAATGACCAGCACCCTTCCGCCGCCATCCACATCTCCCCACGCAGAAAAAAAAATAAAAGGCCCTGAAAATTCCGCGCCGCAACCAGCGCAGTGTATCTCCAGGGCCTTTTTTCATGCTATGCCATCCCTTGCATAGGGCGGTTTCCATTCCAAAATATCATAGCCGAGTTGGTCAGACGCTTTCCAAAATATCATTGCGCCATAGTCTGCTAACAGGTTGCAGATCCACTCTTCAGCTTCAGTCCAATAGGCTGGTCTCACCATGCGGTGCAGCTCTGGCAGCATCCCGTAGCTTACCATGGTAGCATGTCCCAGCTCGTGCAACAGCACCCGCTCCAGACTCCTGCCGTGTAGCCCCTTAGCAAGCCAGATGCAATGCGTTCTGGGATCTGTCACGGCAAGAGTCCTTCTGCCGGTGCGGTCTATGAGTACAGGATCATCCTGGTCTGTGTACAGCACTCGCCAGAATATCCTGTTCATCATAAATCGAGCCATTTTGAAATTACGTCGGCATGTCAGCCACGAGCTTGGAGAAGTCCGCCTTGATCTTCTTCCGCAGCTCAGGGTCGGCATCGCCGTAGATGGTACGGATAGCGGTCATGGCGCTCATCAGATGCTCCCCAGCGTACTTGTCCATATCCGCCTTGTCCATGGCAGAGTGGCTTTCCGTGTAGTGCTTCCGAGCTTCCAGATACTCCCCGTAAGGCCGACCGTACTGGCCTTCCTCATGCCGGAACTCCCCTCTGCGGCTCAAAGGCCATTCGCCGTGGTCCTTGTCCCGCATCCGGTTCTCGAACTCCTCCGGGTCCCGCAGCCAGTCCTTCATAAAGGCCTGCTGTTTGGGCGTCTGGGTGTACCCCATCCGCTGGTAGTCCGCATCCTCCATGGCCTTGATCAGGGTCTTGTAGTAGCAGGCTTCCCAGCAATACTTCTGGGCCTGAGCCAGGTCTTTGATCATGTCGATCACTTTCCCGGACTCTTCAGTGTCTGCAGAGTCCACGCCCTTCGCCAGCTCGACTTTCTGGGCATCCACCAGAGTGTCCATCATCGAGCGCAAGCTCATCATGCAACGATCCTCCATGTTTCAGCCCTCCTTATGCGATTCGTCTGACCACAAGATTTGCACCAGGCCCCACGGTCAGGTTGGCAGTTCCAGTGTTCACGATGCGGATAATATCATACATTCCGCAGCCGTTGCCTACCAGCATGGTCTTGGCCACGTTGTTCAGGTCACCGGCCGCAGCGGTGGTGGAGATCATGGTAGAGCCCGGGAGCACTGCATTCCCTGCGGAAATGCTAAGCTGCACGGCACCTGCTGCCACGCCACCAATGTTGCCCGAAAAGACGATCTCATAGATCCCGTTCAGCCGCAGCCGCACATCCGTCATGCCGGTCTTGTGGCACTCAGCAGTGCAGCGCGTCTTCAGGTTGGTCACGTCAAACGCAATAGCCTGCCCCGGGGTCAGAGTCTGGGCGGTCGAATTGGAAATCTCGATCATGTCCGTTCCTCCTTCTGAATATAAAAAAGAAAGAGCGCCAGGCTCCTTGCCCAGCGCCCTCCATTTTGAATTTAGCTTGCCATGTTGCAGCAGCCGGTCAGGCCATTGCAGCCAACAGCGGCATTGGGGTTCTGCACGATGTATGCCGGGTTGGGTGCGGGCCGGAGCTGGCTCACCAGATAGTTGTTCTGTGCCTGCTGGCTGGCCGCCAGGGACATCTGGCTGAGCTGAGTACGGAGCTGGGCGATGGTCTCGTCCTTGTCCGCCATCCGGTTTGCCACCATCTCGTCATGCAGGGCCCGGTAGTTGGCGTTGTCGTTCTGCATGATCTGCTGGGTCTGGTTGGCGATGGCGGTCGTGATGGCACAGGTGTTGGTGGCCATATCGTACTGGATCTGTGCCTGACCCTGACGGTTCTCGCAGCAGCAATTCGACAGCTGGGCCTGCAGAGCGTTGGTGTTCTGCATGTTGGCCACGGTGTCGGCGTTGATGGCCTGCTGAATGCCGAAGTTGCCCTGCATGAGGGCGGTGTTCACACCGTTAAAGCCCTGAAGCATCGCGGTGTTGGTGTTGTTGAAGCCGTTCAGCAGGCTGGTGTTCACGGCGTAGAAACCGTCGCACAGGCCGTTCTCAAGGCCATTCAGCTTGTTCATCACGCCCTGGTTGTCGAAACCACGCTGGACATCTGCCTGACTGGCAGTACGGGTACCATTGCCACGGCCGCCGAAACCGCCATAGCCGTTGCCATCGCAGCCAAAGCCACCCCACAGTGCAAAGAGGATGACGATGATCCACCATGCGCCGCCGCAGTCGCCCCAGCCATTTCCGTTCCGGTTCCCTGTCACAGCAGCGATGTCAGCAAGACTCGGAATGTTCATACCAGTGTTAAACATATCATTTCCTCCTTCGGAAATATCAGTGAATGGATGTTCGGATATGTTCACTGGGCCTTCTTTCAGGCCGCGCGTATCCTGAGCAAAAGCCCAATTCACATCAAAGAGATATGTTTAACGTCCTTTTCAGTTCAACGTCTCTGGAAAAACTGCATCGCCCTTGCGTAGGCCTCTTCCGGGGTCACGCCGTAGCTCTCGCAGAGGTTCCGTGCGATCTGTTCGCCCTTCGCATCGTCTCCATTTTGAATGACGGAGATCATGTTCTGAGCCAGCGGGTTCGACTGCATCTGAGGGTTCTGCCGGAGCAGCTGGCCCAGCATTCCGGCAATGGGATTATTTCGGTTCTGGTTCATGGTCTTCTCCCTTCTTATCTCCTCGGTACGGCTTGTGATAAGGTTTTGTGCGTTTTGGCGTCCGTTTGAGGAGCTCGTCCAGCTTCTGCCGAATATCCTCCAGCTCCGCGTTTGCAGGAGCGGCTTCGGTTTCCGGCGTCGTCGGGGCAAAGACCATCGTTTCGATTTTTCCTACGTTCGAGAGGTATTTCACATAGATACAGCTCATGTCATCCTTCAGAAAGATGGCCGGGCTTCCGTTGTTCGGAACCTCGTTGGGACGGACTTCCGCAATATCACGGATGACCCGCCCGGGCAGTGCCGGGACAGAAGCCTGCTGGTATCCATTTTGATTTCCCAGCCCGGGGTACCCCATGGGCTGACTGTTTTGCCATCCTCCCAGACCGTTCACTCCTTGAGGAAGGCCCTGCGGAGGATATGCACCGTAATAAGGGTTCATAGTGTCCTCCTTTGGTTTATAAGCGGTTATTTTCAGTTTTCCAGTGCCTTTCGCATCTGGTCAAAGAAAAACTGGATCACCCGCCCGATGGTCTCATCGGTAATGATCCACGAGATGAATCTGCCATACTTGCTGTTATTCAGGGCCGCTCTCAGCACCTTCGTCACCCAGGCCTTTCGCTCTGCGCCACGCTTTGTGCCCTGAATTTCCTGCTCGGCCCGGGCTATTAAGTCGAGGACGAGAGGCCTTACGGCGGCACCGTAGCCCAATCTGACGCAGCCCAAGACGTAGAAGATGACGCCGCCCAGCATCAGCACTGCAGCCACCGGGGTGGGCAGGATGCTCAGAAGTTTACTCACTGCTGTCTCCATGTTTGGTCGCTCCTTTCATGAGGTACTTAAGAATGTTCTGATGGCACGCTTCCATGCCATCGTGGTTGTTTCCCGAGAGCTGTGCTTCTAACAGGTTCTGCACGCCGTCCAGGATCAGCAGGACAAGGTCATCGAGATTATTGAATCGCCGCATATCCCTGCCCAGTGCATCCTGCACGCTCATCATCCTGGCCTTCAGCAGCTCCACGTCATCCTTCAGATTTTTTATCTCCTCGTTCTGGGCCTTGTCTGGAGCCTCGGCCAGACCCTTGTACTTTTTCCAGAGATCAACCATCTTGTCCAGCGATGCCACAAACCCGAAGAGGCCAATCATCGCTGCACCGACGACTTTCAACGACTCATACAGCTCCATTATGCCTCCCGGAGCCGGGTCAGGCCCTTCTTGCGGATGATTTTCGGATAGTTGAGGGTAGTGACGTTGAGGTCTACGTTGCCGGAGATGCCCGGCACGCTGCCCTTGCTGGTGTGTTGGTGGGCGTTGTAGTTAAACGTCACGTTGGGCGTCTTGCCGGTGTAGTCGGCAAGCCAGACGTCCCACCGAGAGGACAGCCGAGCCATGTCCAGCTCGTACTTGTAACCGGTGTAGGTGTACAGCTGGGCGTAAAAGCCCATTTTCTCCACCTTTTCCAGCGCGTAGGCGGTGAGGTTGGTGAGGTCGAGGGTGCTCATGGGCTTGAGCTTGTTTTCCTCCACGTCCACCGCCACCGGCAGGGTCAGTTCCTTGCCCCGCAGCGCCTGCCGCAGCAGGGCAAGCTCTGCGTCGGCCATCGCCTCACTGGTGGCATTGGTGTAGTAGTAGACGCCCACGTCCAGACCGGCAGCTTTGGCGTTGCGGTAGTTGGACTCAAAGGTGGGGTCGATATACAGGCCGTCTGCCCGCTTGGAGAGCTTGCGGTTGGTGCTCACCGCCCTGAGCATTGCTCCCTTGTAGCCCGCCGCTGCCACCTGCGCCCAGTCGATAAGGCCCTGATACCGGCTCACGTCGATGTACCGGTAGGGCGGGTCGCCCTCCCAGCCGACGACAGCCTCTGCCTTGGGGGCTTGGGGTGCAGGCTCAGGCCCGCCCGTGTCCCGCTCGTCCCCCGGGCCAAAGATGGCCCGCACCAGCTTTTCCAGCAGCTCCAGCAGCTTACCCATCGTAGTCCTCCCCCGTGATCTCCTTGTACCGCTCTGCAGTGATCTCGCCGTCGGCCACCCGCTTTGCCAGCTCCGCTTTGACTCCGGTATGGCGGCGTGCGGGCATCTCTGCCCACGTCTTTGTACCGGCGATGAGCCGGTTCGCCCAGATTTTATCCATTTTGAAATCCTCCTTACTTGTTGACGGCGGCATCCAGCTCGCACAGCGAGTCCTCGATAGCCGCCAGCCGCTTCTCTGATGTTGTATCCTGCTCACACATGGCGTCCTCGATCTCCGCCACGAGGCCGGGCAGCTCCCTGAGCTTCTGCTCCTCTTCCAGCTTCCGGTGGAGCTCTTTCAGGCTCTTTTCTGTTTTGTGCAGACTCATCCGATAACACCTCCGATCATGGTGATATTGCCGCCGACGCCGGAAGCTCCCCGGGTGATCGTCACCTTGTAGTTAAAGGCCGCTCCCTTGGCGGCGGTCTTGTTGGTAAAGGCGTGGTGTGCAAAGGCCCGGCTCTCGCCGCGCTGGATGTCGGTGCAGTTCTCCCACACGGGAGCATCGTCCCGTGCGTTATTGGTCATCTCCACGGTCAGGCTCATATCTGCCGGGAAACTGCCTTCGAGCGTCAGCGCCGCCACGGTGATGGTGTCGTCCGCCGTCAGGGGCTGGGCCAGCGAGAGGACAGCGCTTGTCACATTTTTGGTAAAGGTAGCGGTCCAGTCTGTCGAGGTCTTGCTGTCGTCCGCTTTCAGAACCAATGTGTTCTCCCCGTTGAGGATCTGCTGGAACAGGGCTTTCTCGCTCAGGCACTGTACCGTGAGTTCGGTGCCGGAGGCCACATTCTCGCAGACGGCCAGCGCCACGCCGTTCACCTTTTCGGTGATGGTCATGGGGTCTCCGTCGCCGTCGGTCACGGTGAAGGGCAGTGCAAACGGCTCGTTTTTCTCGCCCAGTGCCACGCCGCTCTCACCCACATCGGAAGCGATTTCCGGCGGCTGGTTTGCCGAGGCGAAGCCGTCCTTGTCGATGTACAGCGTTTCCGGCAGGGTGAAGCAGGGGAGGTAGCCGTAAGAAGCGCCGTAAGTGCCTTCGGCAGTCGAAAGACTAGAGCCGCTTGCGGAAGCTATGTATTTTCCGTTGGCATAGCCATAAATAGTTGACCAATCCATCGAACTAGGATACGTAAGGGTCTTAGATGGACTTCTCGTCCAGATGCCGCTTCCGTAGCGGGTTCGAATACTGCTGATTCTGCTGATTGCAGCTGAGGAAAGCGCAGAACCGTCGGAGAAGCCTGAGACCCCGACTTCCGTTGCCGAAACAGGGAAAAAGCTCGACTCGTATGTGCCACGGTGAAGTACTGTTCCAGTCGGCGTGCCATTAGGTAAAACAGATATACTAGCATATTGACCGGAATATTTTGTCGTGCCAATCAAGCCCCGCACTTCGTCTGAAAACTTATTCACATAGGTTCTTTTATACCAAGTGGCCTCATTATTGCTATCGGGCGTGTAAGTATTCTTCTCGGACGTAGTATGTGTCCCGCTCGTCGCCGGGCTCTCCCGGCAAAACAGCGTCCGTCCCTTGCCGTTCAGGCCGCTCTCGTAGTTGTGGGCCAGCACGTAAAACTTGACTTTGGTGCTGCCTTCCATCAGGTATACAAAGCCATCGCCAATGGCTAAGTCTTTGATCTGCATATTTCTGATCCTCCTTCCTCTCAAAACTCCACCCGGCTCGCCGCCTTGTTCCACACACCCGTCAGCTCCACGCCGTCAAGCGTGTCAAAGGCCGAAACAAAGCTGATACCGCTCACGTCCATGCCCTGCACCAACTCCAACAGCTTGATGCGCACGCCGGTGGCCGCAGCGTCCGCGGCAGCGCCGGAGATGGTGAGGGTCTTGTCGGTGTTGGCAATGGCCGCCGCATCGCCAGCGTATTTCTTTGCGGCCTCTTCGCTCTTTTTGGCCTCGGCCTGACTGTTTGCCGCCTCATGGGCGCTGTTCTCCGCGTCCCCCTTGATGAGTTCGGCTTCGTCTCTGCTGGCAGCCGCTGCCGTTTCGCTTCCCTTGGCGTTGGTCTCGCTGGTCTTTGCGGCCTCTTCGCTTGCCTTGGCGTTGGTCTCGCTGGTCTTTGCGGCTTTGGCCGAGTCCACCGTTACCTGCCCTACCGCCAGTACATTCTCCAGACCCTGGGCAATGTATTCTCGCACCTCTACGCCGTAGATGGCCTTCCGCACGCCTTCTACAGCGGCCTTCATCTTCTTTATGATCTCTTCAAAATTCATCCGATAACCACCTTGCTCCTCCAGAAGGTCCATTTTGAATTTTTACCCTACGCTGTTCAGATAGCTGATAGCGCCCACGACCTTGTCTTTCAGCACCGCCGCCAGGTTTCCGACGGTCCACTGCCGCCTGGAAAGCGAGGCGCTGGTCAGCCCGAAGGTAAAGTCCTTGTTGTCCGGGGCGTCCAGAGGAAGGCGCACCTTGGTGCATACCATCCACATATCAAAGCTGTGGGGCTTGCTCAGGATGTGGGTCCGCAGCAGATACCCCAGCTTGTCCACCTTTTCCCCCATGTCCTTCCGGTCAAAGGCCCGGACGGTCAGGGTGGGTTCTGCCTCTTGCTTGTACTTGGCCAGCTCCTCACTGGCGGCAGAACTCAGGGTACTGTAGCTGGAGGCCTTGCCATCCACATAAATATGCCGGGAGCGCAGGCCGTACCGCTGGATCGACAACGCATTCTCCGATGTGCTGGAGATGGCGTTGTAACTGATCTTCTTAAAGATCCACCAGCCCTTCTTCACCGTGGTGATGCCGTGGGCCGTTACGCTGTTTACAAGATCCGAACTGCACTTCTCATTCAGCACGAAGTCCAGCATGTTCACGCCGTACTCGATGCTCTGTGTGGTGCTGGGCATATCCTCAGATTTCAGATAATCGTAGTAGAAAAAGTAGTCCTCGGTGCCCGGGTCATTAGCCAGCCGAAGCCGCAAATATCCCTCATCCTTGTCCAACAGATAGGTGCTCAGGATGCTCCACAGGCTGCCGAACTGGTCGCCGCTGTCACTGGTGTCCACCGAACGGTTGACCACCGTCACCTTGCCCCGCATCATGCAGTTGGCAGGGTTCTCCCCCTTCCGGCTCTTGTCAGCGTTCATCACGATGGAGAGCAGACTGGATTCCGAGCAGCTGTTGTAGGAGCTTGCCGAGAGTCTGGTGTTGATCTGCCCCAGCTCGTTCAAGATGCCGTCCGCTGTCACCGTCTTGTCCAGATTGAATTCCAGCTCGCACTCCGTCACACGGCCAAAGAAGATGCACTCGCTGTCCTCCTCCACCATGATCCAGGTGCTGCCCATCACAAAGTCGTCGTAGTAAGGGTTCTTCACCCGTCCGAAGCGGGTCTCGGCCTGGTACGGCACACGACACGAAAAGCTTCCTGCCGATTTGTTCTCCAGCTCCACGCTGGGGTCCGCCACAATGCCCTGAGTCTCTTCGCCCTCCACCGAGTCGCCGTAAGAGTCGTACACCAGCACCTTTTTCGTCCAGTTGAACCGGGCCATGCTGCTGTTGGTAAACTTCACCGATACCTGACCGGCGTATACCTTATATCTCATTTTGAAAAATCTCCTTACAGGTACGCCGGCCGGTAGTCGATGCTCACCGTGGTGTCCTCCTGAGCCTGCACCACCACCACACGGCCGTTGGTGTTCAGCGCAGTACCCACGATGCCAATGTTGGTCTTCACGTCCGGCTTCAGCACAGCGCCCTCACCGGCGTAAAACCGGACGAACCCGCAGAACAGCTCAAAGCCGCCGCAGTCCGGTGCCAGCGCCGCAGCCCCTGTGCCAAAGTCGAAGTAGTCGTTCTCTGTCAGGGCATCCTTGGGGATGTTGGGGGCGTATATCTTGCCGGTAGCCTCCACCACGATCTCGTAGGCGGTGCTCTTGGTAAGCTCAGCACTCAGATCTGCCGTCAGCTCGATATGCGGCTGAGACAGAACATTCACTGTGCTGGTAATAGGCACCGTAGCACTGGCCATCAGCACGCTGGTGCCTTTCTTCCGGATGGATACCGTAGCTGTCCCGGTACTTACAGGACTCACGGTAAAGTTCAGCCCCATGACGGCGATGTCGTACTGCTTTGTCACAAGAGGCATCACAAGAGTCTGCAGCCGGCATTCATAGCTCGTACCCCCGGAGCTGTAGGTCTTCAGGTAGTCAAAGCGGGCCGTGGGCATGGACTCCTGGCTCAGCAGGGTGTAGTCCACTCCATTTTGATTCTGCATGTTCGAGGTCGCCGCTCCGCTGCTGGTCACAAATACAGCGCTGGGCTTGTCCGTAAATACCAGCGGAAACGTCTCTCTCGTCCCGGCCGGCAGGGTCACGCCGTGCATCTTCACGGTGGCCAGGTCGGTCTCAAAGCAAAAGGGGTCCCACAGCCAGTCGTCTCCGTCCTCTGCCAGCAGGTACTTGTAGGGGTACAGTCGGTATTGCAGGGTGATCTTGGTGTGGTTGTACTGCTGGCTGGGAGCCTCGCTCACCCAAATGCGTCCCACCCAGTAAAAAAGCGGGTCGTCGTCCAGAATGATCCGCGTCTGAAACGGCCGGGCCATCTTTTCCTTCAGCCGGGCCATAATATCCTGGTATGCCAGGTTTCCAACCGGCCCCCAGAAGTTGTTTTCCTCTCTCCACCGGTCGGTGTCTACGTAGAATTGCCAGCTTCCTTCCCGGTCACTGAACACCGGATACCCTGTCAATCCATGGCTCAGGTCAGCCACGCCGCTCATACCCTCCACTTCGAGGGTCATGGTCTTTTCCGTAGGCGGCTGCACGATCGGCCGACAAACAGGGATCAGATAAAGATCCCTCCAGGTATGTGTGTCACCAATGGTAATCCCATGTGGTATCGTCTTCATCTGGTCCCCCTTTCTCGGTCATTCGGGCGGTGCAAGGCTGTAGCTGATCACGGCCTTGATCCTGCCGTCAGAGTCGGAGGCATAGCTGCTTACCCAGCATCTCCCCCGGTAGCTCGTAATGTTTCCTTTTCCGTCCGGCACGTCCACCAGCACTCTCCGACCCTGCAGGTAGTACAGCAGGGCGTGGTAAGTGGCAAGCCATGTGCTGTCTGTCACCATCCATCCATCGGATTCTTCCCGGTGGATGTCTCCGTAACAGTCCCAGAAGGTGTGGCTCTTGCCGTCCGGTTCATAGTAAAATGTCCAGCTCCCCTCAGCATTCTTGAACACCCGCTTCTCCAGCGGGGCATATTCAATGGTGCCGTGCCAGGGAGCTGCTTCCAGGGTGCGGATCTGCTCCTCAAAGGGAGCCACCGTCAGCGGGTCTGCCGGGATCAGCATCAGCTCGTCGGTGCTAAAACTCTTCACCGGAGCTTCGGCGGGGATATGGAAGGTCAGCCGGGTGTACAGCTCTGCCCCTTCCGGGGTCACGTCTCTGCCAATACCCATCCTTACCGTCCTCTCTCCGCCAGTTCGCCAAGGGCGGTGTTCATGTCGCTCTTGATCTCACCTACCAGCTTCCGGCTGTTCATCACGACCTTCATGCTGGCCACAGCCCTTGCCACACCGTCGATCCGCTCGCCCATGCTCTGGATCGCATCCACCACATCACGGTTCCCGCTGGCCGACAGGGCCTCCGGGTCGTTGGGGTCTGCTTTTCCATTTTGACGATTGGCGTTCTGGTTCACCGTCCCGGCAAGGTTTACCGAGCGGGTTGCGCTCAGGGTCACGGCCCGGTCTCCTGCCAGGCGGGAGTCCATCCAGTCCAGAGCGTTCTCTGCATTGGTCAGGTCTACCACCGGCTGGATGCTTGGGTCGCTTTCGTCGTTCAGCACGTCCAGCAGTCTCATGGCGCTGCTCTGGGCAATGTCCAAAGCGCCATCTGCCACGGCCTCAAGGCTCTGGTCCACGCCATCAGCGGTGTTCGTGATGCCGTTCGCCAGACCTTCCATCAGGTAGCCGCCGATCCCGGCAAATACCGTCGATGGCGAGTGGATGCCAAAGATGCTCTTGAAGCCGTTGATGATGCCTCGTCCGATGCCTTTGATGCCGTTCCAGAGTCCGCCTGCTACGCCCTTGATGCCGTTCCATAGGCCGCCCACGACGTTCTTGCCGATGTTGATCGCACTGCCCACGAGACCCTTCGCACCGCTCCAGAGGTTCGACGCCTTCTCCTTGATCCAGTCCCAGGCCTTGCCGATACCGGCCTTCACCTTGTCCCAGTTCTTCACCACGGCAGTGCCTACCAGGGCCGCACCTGCCACACATGCACCCACCAGCAGTCCGTGAGGGCCGAGACTTGCCGCCACCTTGGCAACGCCCATGCCTACCTTGGCCAGAGTTCCCGAGGTGGCAGCTCCGGCAGCGGTGGCAGCAACCTTGGCGGCTCCCGCAGCCTTGGCAACGGTGGCCACACCGGAGGCCACATTGGCGGTGGCAGCTCCTGCGCTGTGCAGTACCGGCACCAGGTCTGTGGCGACCTTGGCGGCTTTCCCAAGGCCCAGAGCGCTCTTCCCGGCGCTGAGCCATTTTGAGATCCCGCTTCCTCCGCCGGCAACGCCGGTGCTCTTCCGGCCCAGAAGTCTCTTGATAAAGTCCAAAGCCTTGGAGAAGAATCCTCCGCCGCCGGAGCCTCCCGGGTTCATTCCTCCCAAGAGCTTCGAGAGAAGCTGGGCAAACAGGCCGTTGCCGCTAAAAGCGCTCCGCAGTGCATTCCCAATGGCCTCGCTCAGAGTCCGGCCAAAGTCCGTGCCTACAATGTCCAGCACAGCCGTAAGCCCGCTGGCCACCGCACTGCCCCAGTCGCCCCGCATGGCACTTACCACAGCGTTCATGGTGGCGGCCATGGTCTCGCTGGCACCCTCTCGTGAGTACAAGCCGATCAGGTTGGTCAGGCTCTCTGCAAAGGCCGGGTTTATCTTCTTCCATACCTGGTTGAACCCGTTGTAGATGGGTTTCCAGTTCTTCGAGATGGTGTATCCCAACTGCATCATGGCCTGCTTGCCGTTTTCGCTCATGTCAAACGCCGAGGCCAGACTCTCCGCAAATCCCACAAAGTTGTACTGCTCGTCCTGCAGCTCTGCCAGTGCGTCCAGAGCCTCCTCGCTGTCCTTCTTGCCCTGGGCTACGTAGAAGTCATAGGTCTTCTGGTATTCCGTCAGCTTTTTCAGCGAGGTGCTCATGTTGCGCATGGCAGCGCCCACACCCATCAGAGAGCTCATGGTTCCCTGCATGGCAGCACGCCGGGCTTCCTTGGAGCCTTCGCCGTACTTCTCCACCGCCTGTTCATAAGCGCTTTCCCGCTCCGAGAGGCTGCCGTCGTCGTACAGCTTTTCCAACATCCTCTGCCGGTTCGATACGATCTTGCCTTCCTTCTCGTATCGGGTGATCTGGTTGGCAAACTGGGTAAGCTGGGCCTTCTCAAGCTCGTTGATCAGCTCCTGCTGCTCCTTCTGCTCTTCCAGATACTTCCGGTATGCCACCTGGGTCTGCTGGCTCTGCTCCCCAAACTCTTCCTTGAGCTTGGTATATTCCTCCTCGGCAGCCGTTACCACCTTGGCCTGTGCATCAATCTTTTTGTTGATCTGCATCATCTGCCGGTTCGAGCGCTCTGCTACCGTGGCGGTGTCCTCGTACATGGATACCCACAGGTCGTACTCATCCTCGGCGGTCTTGGCGTCGTTCTCATACCGGCTCAGTACATCGCCCCAAATGTCGCTGTGGCGGCTCTGCCTCAGCTTCTCCAGATTGGCCTTCTCATCCAGCAGGGTGTTGTAGGCGTCCTTGGTCTTGTCGTTCCCGGCACCTACCCGGGCCAGCAGGGTATCGTACTGCTGCTGTGCAATGGCCACTCGGTCTGCCTGCAGCTCGATCTGCTTGGTCACCACCTCAGTCCGCTTTGCCAGAAGCTCCTCGTTGGTCACGCTGTGCTCGCTCTGCAGCTCCCACAGGGCGGTCTCCTTGCTCAGCGCATCCTGCAGGTACTTGTTGGCCTTCAGCTTCTTGCTGTACTCCTCTGCAAGGGTCTCCGCAAGGCTCTTTCCGGTCTTGGAAGCCTTCGTCTTGGTAGTCGGGTCGGTCGTACCCGGCGTAATGTCGTCGACCGCTTTCTTGTAATAGTCTCCGAATGCGCCAAAGTAGCCTGCAAGCCTGCTCTTAGCGGCCGCAGCAATGTCATTCACGCCCCGTGTTGTATCCGTATTCGCCGTCTGGATACCATTCTTGCCAGGGATAAGCGTCGAGTCCTGAATGGCCGTCTCAAACTGCTTCCTGGCCGTCTCAACGCCATTTCTCAGGGGATTCGAGCCGCTCCCCAGAGGGTCCATTTTGAATGCAGCGTAGATGCCCTGCATCTTGTCCTGCACCAGCGTGGCCGCCTCGTCCAGCGCCTTTCCCACGCCGCCCTTCACTTCGGAGGCAGCGTTGTAGCTTTCGTCGTAGAGCTTCTGCCGTGCTTCCGGGTCGCACATTCCCAGCACCGCGCCCTCGAGGATGTTCTCCGCATCGCTCATGGCGAGGTCGCTTGGCGAGTGGATGCCCCAGAAGTTCGTAAAGACGGTACGGATGCCGGTGGCCACGTTCAGCATGGCAGCCTTCGCCTTCGCCAGTGCGTTCTGGTCGCCGATGCCTTCCGCCAGTCCCAGTGTCACAAACCGGCCAATTTCGGCCATGACCTTGGAGGGAGAATGCTGGTCGAGGTCATCTTTCATGGTCTCTACAGCTGTATTCGCCACATTCGAACTGGCCTGCTTCACCTGTGCGATGGCGTCTTTGTCAGTCTCACCATTAGCAAATCCTTCGGTCGCATACTTGCCCGTGCCGGTCATCTGCTGATAGAGCCCTGCCATAAAGCTGTCGCCATGCTCCAGTTCGTCGAGGAAAGGCGCAAATGGGTTTTCCCACTTCAGCCCCAGCAGGTCGAGCAGACTGAAATTCTCAGCCTTTTTCTTGACCAATCCGGTAAACTTGTCCCAGAGGTCATTGAGAGCGGGCTCACATTTCACCCAAATATAATCGAGAAGTTTGATGATAACATCGATCAGCGTGGTGCCTGCTGCATAAAGTGCTTCTCCGATGGCAGGTGCAGAAAGAACGATAGCAGAGCATACTGCTTCTATGATCTTGGCAATGGAAGTCGCCAGCGTCGAAGCAACTTCTGCCAACCCCTTGATGATTCCTGTAATAAATTCAACAACCAGCCATGCCGCCGATTTCAAGGCTTCGATAAAGACCTGGAAATTAAGATTCTGGAGCAGAGTAAGACTGGATGCCAGATTCCCAATAAACATGGCTGCCGAATTTAGTGCCAGCAATGCACCGATGCTCAGTGCAAGAGCGCTGATAGATAGTGACAATGCAACGATGACCGGTGTCAGAGGAGCAAGGATCACTGCAGCAACACCAAGGGCGGTGAATGCGCCCGCAACGGCAAGAAGCGCCATGCCCATTTCGGTTAGGCTCAGCGAGCCAAGTTCTTTTATCGCCGGTACAAGCAGGTTCACAGCTGCGGCCATCGTTGTCAGCGCCACGGCCGCTCCGAGAGTTCCTTTCGCGAGATTCAATGCAAGCACAAAAACGCCGATACTGGCACCTGCTGTTGTAAGTGCCTTCCCGATCTCAGTCCAGTTCATCTCGCCAAAGCTCTTGAAGGCCGATACCAACAGGTTCATGCTGCCCGCCAGCATTAAAAACGCAGCACCGTTTCCGATGCCGAATTTTACGCCATTCATAAGCTTTGCTGCTAAAACAAGAACTGCTGTGATTCCGGATATACCTCCAAGCCCTTTCGCCATTTCTTCCAGTTTTAGACCGCTAAGTGCTTTGAGTGCCGTTGTGAGAATGCCGACAGCACCTGCAAAAGCGATAAGTCCGGCTGCTCCCTTCAGAAATCTTACCTCATCCTTGGAGAGTACAGCACCTACAATAGTAAGTCCAGCCATTACTCCGCCAAGTGCTGCAACACTTGCAAGAAGATTACTTTTGTCAATGGTAGAAATGACTTTCAGCGCACCGGACAGCACAAGGACTGCAGACGAAACTGCCATCATTCCCGTGCTTACAGCCATTAGTTTCAAAGAGCTTACGTCTTTCGAAATGAGTGCAAGTGCTTTCATCACACCGAGCAGCCCCAGAAACACTCCGGTCATCGCCTCCATCGAAGCACTCAGTCGTTCCGGTTTTATCATTGATACAACAGCAAGCGATGCTGCAATGATACCGATAGATTTCGCGATCGTGATCAGTGTTTCCGATTTTTTCGCTTCTTTCCATGCATCGATCGCTTCACCGAGTGAATCGATAGTATCTTTAATGCCTCCGATAATACCTTTTGCACTTTCCCCGACAGACTTGATTCCATCGAGGAAGCTCTTCACAGAGGCCAGAATACCGACGCTCAACCCTCCGGTGATAAAGTCTTTCATCCTTTCCGGATCGAAGCTGTTGAAAGCATCTTTTGCTCCATTTGCAAAATTAGAAAATACTACGTCAGCCTCTTTTCCAAAAGAATAAAGCACCGGTGCAATGGTCTGGACAAAACCAGTGATCATCGAGCCAAGTGCTTCCAGCGGGTCAAGGCTTTCATCTACCGAGGATACAAATCCTCCGATGCTGGCAGTCATTCCAAGCAGGACATCGCCAAGAGGGACTGCCGCACTAAGAACATTTGCCGCTGTCTGTACGACGGTTTTCATCATGTTCACGCCAACACGGATGACTGAAAATACACCCTCAAACGTCTTCTTGATGTTCGCCGCCGTCTTATCCGAGATGATGAGCTTCTGGGTCAGCAGGTCGAACCGTTCGGCGATTGTATAGATTCGGTCGCCGTCTGCAGGCGGGAAAATCTCGTTGAAGGCCTCCTTGATGGGCGTAACCAGCTTCCCGATGGCGTCCATGATGTTCCAAAGCCCCTGTATCAGGTGCTCCCGGCCCGATACCCTTCCGATGGCCTCAGCATATCCTTCGAGGTCCAGTGTTCCATTTTGAACAGCCTCGTTCAGTTTCACGAACTGGTCGTGGGCCTTCTGTATGGCGTCCTTGTCGTACCCCTGCGCGTCCAGCTCCTTATCGCTCAGGGCCAGCAGTTTCTCGGTGCTGGTGCGGGCTTCGTCCAGCGCCTGCCGCAGCGTATCGGCGCTCACGCCATTTTCCTGCAGGGCCGCGCCGAAGCTCCCTGCCTCCTCGATCTGCTTTTCCGTCAGAGCGCCAGTAGCCAGTGCTACCTGCTCCAGTGCATAGGTGTAGGCGTTGCCCTGGTCACCCAGCTCGTTCGAGAGCATCTGCTGCCAGCCGGTGTCGAGGCCCGCTTTCATCCGGTCGTTCAGGGCGTCGATGGACGGCACGAAGATGTCATACAGCCGGTTCGCCAGCTCCGTCCAGGTGTCGGTTGCCTCTTCCTTGTTGCCAAAGAGAGTCTCGAAGACGGCCATCCATTTTGAACTGACGGCGTCTTTTGTGGAGTCGATGGCCTGCGCGAAGCTGGTGGCCTGCTGGGCAGCGAGGGCGGCGCGTTCTGCCAGCTCTCCGTACTGCCCTTTCAGCTGTTCCAGCGCCTCCGAGCTGGTCATACCTTTGTTCTTCTGGGTCAGCTCATAGGCCGCCTCCATCATGGAAGCATACTTCCCGAAGGTCTTTTCCATGACCTCCGTGTTGGCCCATTTCTTCTGCAAGCTCGACTCAAAGCTGGCGATGGTCACTTCACCCTTCTTGATGACCCCCAGCTCCTCCGCAGTGTCGATAAGCTCCTGTTTCAGGGCTTTCGTCGCCGTACCCATCAGGTTCAGGCTCTTCCAGTCCTGTAACTGTAAGTGTCCTGCGCTGTAGCTCTGGGTCAGGTTCCGGATGGTGCTCTGGAACGCAAAGCCAGTCTTACCCGCATCTGCCGTGGCGTTTGCAATACCCATGATCATAGGGATCATCTTATCGATATTGCCGCCCGCCGCCGTCATCTGCGAAAGCGCGCTGGTCATCTCGCTGAAACTGTAACTGGTCTCGTCCGAATACCACATCAGCTTGTTCAGGTAGCCGTTCACCTGATCGATGCTCTTGCCGGTGGCGTTCATGATGGTCTGCACGTTCGAGGTCTTCTCTGCGTACTTATTCCATCCGCTGGTGATCTGATCCAGTGACAAGCTCTTCACCAATCGTTCGCCGGCATTCATGGCCTTGCTGGTAATGTTCACCAATACCGTGGCGGCCATAATATCCAGAGCCGAAAACTTCTGCTGCAAGGTGTCCAGCGAGCGGTTCATGGTGGCAAAATCCACTTTTTCCGCAGCCGCATCCAGCTTCTCAAAGCCCTTTTCGGCCCCTTTGAACTGCAGTTTCTCCATCATCCGGTCGATGGAGTCCATGGACTTCTTTGTGTTTTTCTCAAAGTTCGCATTGTTGAACTGCAGTTCTACAACACGCTGGTCTACTTCACGGCTCATTCTGTTCTCACCTCACCCCATGCCCGTTCTGCGATCCTCTCAAAAATAGGCCGCATTGCCGGGTTTATGTAATCCACTCCCTCTACATACCCGCCATTCCGGGTGCCGTGTCCGTATTGCAGGATCACCGCAATGGGCACTCCATCCACGATGTTGGAGTTGGACCATGTAATGGTGATGCTGTTCTCGTCCCGGTGTACGGCATAGCTCCAGCTTGCGGCGGTCTTCCCGGTGTCCTTGGGGGTGGCCCTCGACAGCGCCTCTACCCCCTCCCGGCCATACTGAGCCAGAATATCGTCCAGCTTCAGCGCCGAGCACCGCTTCAAAAATCCCTTTGTTTTCTTCCAGTCGCCTTTCTGTCGGCACACGATCACCTTTGGCATTTCTTACCCCCTCGTGTGCAGCTTTGCTTTCCGCTGCTCATTCAGCATCCTCTGCTGAGCCATTGCCTCGGCCTTGCTCATTTTCCGGGGCGGGTTGTTGGCTTCCTGGCCCACCCGCAGCAGCGTCAGCAGCCGGTTCAGGTGCCATTTCTCACATTCCTTGGGGATCCCAAGCTGGAACATCTGGTAATACAGCACCTCCGCAGTGGTCTCTGTGCCTCCTCGCCTGGGGCGGGGCTTCTGCTTTACAGTCTTCCCGTTCCTGGGCTCGTTCGGCTTTGGCTCGCCCCGAAACCAGGTAGCGGTCATGGGGTCGTCCATATATATGTTAATGGCATTCATCTGTTCTCTCGTCAGCCGCCGGTATACCTCGGGGTCAACCCCCTTCGTCACGGTCATACAGCGGATATAGTCCATCTGCTGTTGAGCCGTCAGGTTTCCGACGTTCGACAAAAACGGAATATGCCATTTGCTTTCCCAGTTAGCCAGGGAGAGCAGACTGTGCTCTAACCTCAGCTCAACGGGCTCACCGTACCGGAACTCGGCCTTCTGTGGGTCCCAGCTCTGTGTTCCGGCTATTTTGATGGTCAGCATCGTCTGCTCCTCCTGGCATCAAATGTGTGGGCAGCGTGCTATGCAGTACGCAAAGCACGGTTCGGTATCATCAGGTTACGGGTTCAGCACAACAAGGCCGGGCTGAGAAACAGGGGCCTTAGCGGCCTCATTGGTCAGGTCTTTGGGCAGAATGCCGTTCACAAAGTCCTCGGCAGCCTTGCCGTCGCCGCTCAGCAGCTCGATGTACAGGTCACTGTAGGCCTGGGTAGCCATAAAGTCGTCCAGAACCTGCTGGTTCTTCACGAACTTCCTGCCGTCGGGGCTCAGCACACCATAGCTGGCGCAGATGATCTTCTTGAACAGGTGGGTCAGCTCAAGCTGATTCTTTGCCTCCACGATCTTCTTCACCGTCTCCACAAAGCCGCCGTCGGTGCAAAGCTGCATCTCCATGATCTCCGCCTTGGTCAGGTTGAAGTAGTAGTCTTCCGTTCTCTCGGTACCACCGAAATCCACGGTGGTCATCGTCTTCTTAAGCATTTTTCTTCTCCTTTGTCCCGTTATTAGGCGGAAGCCTCGGTGTCGGTGATCAACTTGATCAGCTCATCCGGGCTGGGCAGGGTGGCCTCGCTGGCAGCCTCAACACCGGAACCGCCGTCAGAGCCCCAGAGCTTGTTCTGGATCGCCAGCACGGTCTTCTCCTTCAGCTTGGAGCAGTCGATCTCCATATGGCAGGTGGGGCGATGACCCTTGACATTCACCGGAGAGGCACTGCATTCCCAGCTGAAAATGATGGCATCGGGGTTGTCGTTGGTGCTGGAGTAGCTCTTCTCGCTGGGCGAAGCAGTGCTGTTCCATGCCACGTGGATCTTCTGGCCGGCCTCGTCAGTGATGTCATTGCCCTTGGTGGTCACCCAGCTGAAGCCAAATGCCTTGCGCTTCTGCTGGCCGATGGTCACGCCGGGAGCCACCTGGGCAGAGCCATCGCAGGCCTCCCACTCCGCAGGGTAGGTATAAGCCTCGATGGTGTAGTCATAATCCTCGGCGCTGCGCAGGCTTGCGTACTTGATGTCATCGGCGTAGAGCTTAGTCTCCTCTGCACCAGAGGGGCTCTCGGTCACAGCGGTCAGGCCGTTCCAGGCGGAGCCCTTCTCGTAGGTGCCCTCAGCGGTCATGGGGTACAGAACGCCCATCTTGGTGCCCATTTCGTAAAATTTCTCACCAACGGCGTCCCAAATCAGTCTTGCCATAGTCATTCCTCCTTCTTAAACATAGGTCGTAAACACAGTGTGATATAAGTTTTCCGAAACAAAACAGCGGTCGTAGGCGCATTTCGGCAATACGCTTACGGCCGCTTTCAGTTTCGAGTCGGGGTCGTTATCCATCACCGTCACCGTATAATGGGGGCGCTGGATATAAACTCCGTCATTGGCGTGCTCATTCCGGATACGGCTTTCGCTGTACACGATACAGGGGTATTTCAGCTTGTATCCGGCAGGCGGCTGAAAGTAGAGGTTCTCTTTCCCGGTCGCCTCCCGCAGTACCTTCCGCAGCAAAGCGTCAAGCTTCAGGCGTGCTTCCATTCCAGATTCCTCCTAAGGTCAGCACCAGTCTTGGGTACTGCACCTTCACATTCGTGATCTTCCAGTGCTGCCCGCAAAACGTGGCATATCGCATGGCGTAAAGGTTGTTTTGTGCAAATGGGTCGGCTACAACGCTCAGTTGGTTTCCCACTGTAACATCCTCATTGATCTTGTCGCTCCCCTGCATCAGCCGCCCAAACTCCAGCACGTCGCCGTAATAGCTCCGTTCCACGATCCGCTCTGCGAATACGCTGGGGGCCGATTCTTCCGTGTCCTGCGCAAACCCGATCTTCCCGCTCCATTTCATAGTAGATCCTCCCTAAGGAACCCGAGTTGGGGTGCCCAGCAGCCGCTTCACTGTCGCTCGCGTCTCGCTGACCCCGGCCAGTTCCTCACTTCGCTGTTTCCGCCACTGGCGGCGCTCAGTTCGTCACCATTTTGAATTTTGTCCGGCAGGTCAGTTTGTTGTTGCTAACTCGATGACCTGCTTTTTACTCTGCTGCCACGGTGCAGGTCGTAGCGGTCGTGCCGTCGTACACCACCACACCGGCAGCCAGCAGGGCGATGGGCAGGTAGGTCTTAGCGCCGTCCACGATCATCAGGCGGCCCAGCTTAAAGGCCTTCTCCACGTCATCCTTCTTTGCCTGGGTCTTGTGCGCCTCGTCCTCGTACAGCTTCTTGTCGGTGTGCAGGTAGGCAACGTAGTTGGCCACATGCAGGTCGTAGCCAGTCTCGTAGTAGGGTTTCAGCATTATAGTTCCTTTCCGCCTGCCCTTTGTCGCAGGGCTCGGCATTTCATGTAATACAAAACCTCTCTCGTCTTATAGGAAGCTTAAGCAGCCCACTCAACAGCAATGGCGCTGTACGGGGTGGTCAGTGCGCCAGAGCAGCGGGTCTCGATCAGGTACTTCATAGCGTTGAAGTCGATGTCGAAGTCGTCGAACATGGAGACAGCGCCGCCCTTGTCTGCGCCAACCGTGTAATCGGAGAGGTTGACGATGATGCCGAACAGGTCGCCGCCCTTGGCACCCTTCATGCCTTCCATCTGAGGCACAGTCACGATGTTGGAGACACGCAGCTTGCGGGCCAGCGCAGCCTCGTCGGCATACAGAGTGTGGCCGATGGTGTCCTCCAGCAGGAGCATCTCGGTCAGGGCATCCTCTGTGGTGAACAGGGTGGGGGTGCCGGCACCCTTGTACTCCTTGCGGGAGCGCAGGATGCTCTTGATGGCGGCCTTGTACTTGTCCTCCACGGCAGTCAGACCGGTAGTGGACACCTGCACCTTGATGGTAAACAGGTCTGCGTCGTTGAACACCGGGCGGATGCAGTTCTCGTCCACCTTGTCCTCGCTGGCAGCGGGGCGGCCGTCACCGATCAGGATGGCACGGGCGATCTCCTCGTTCAGCTTCAGGCGCATCTCGCTCTTCAGCCATGCAATGACGTCGAAGCTGGTGATGTCGATGACGTCGTCGCGGTCCATCTTCTGCTTCTTGTAGACGGTGGTGGGGCTGGTGGAGCGGCGCAGCAGGCCAAAGACCTGTTCCTTCTTGAAGTTACCCTTGATGTAGCCCTTGGCACGTGCATCCTCCTCGGTCAGGTCAGCGAACATGCTCTTGAAGCGGCTGAAGGGGATGTGATGCACAGCGCTCATCACCTTGCCGACCCAGGTCTGGTCCTTGTCGATGATGCGGGGCGGGTTGTCCAGCACCTTGTCGTCGGGGAACAGCCACTCCACGTTGTCGATGCCGTGGCTCAGGTAGGCCAGCTCCTCACCGGTGATGTCCGAGTTCTCGAAAGCCGCCTTCATGGTGCCGCTGCTCTTGGCACCCTTGATAACAGCGTTGATGTCGCCGATGCTGTGCTTCAGCACGGTCTCAGTGGTGTCACGGTCAAATACATTCTGCTTCACGGTCGTATCCTCCTCACCGTCGTCTTCGCTGTCTGCCGCTTCCATTACAAGGCCAACAAGCGCATGACAGCATTCTTTCTGCTCGTCGGTCATGCTGTTGTACACTTCCTTGAGTGTCTTACCGTTTTTCTCTTCGTCCGCCATTCCGGCATCCTCCTGTTTCGTGTCGTTTCCGTCGTCGGCGCTGTGGGTCAGCTCCTCAAGCGGGTTGCCCTCCGGGTCCAGCCCATGGGTCAGGCTCAGGCCCTCGTCGTTGTAGATAAAGGCCTCGCCCTCATCGTAATCTTCATCGGCGCTGTGCTTCACTACCTCGTCGATGAGCGCACCCGGGTTGCAGCCTGCCAGTACGAGGCTTACTTCCCGGATAAAGCCGTGTTTCACGGTCTTCCCCACCTTCTGCAGACCGTTGGCATAGATGGAAAAGGCGTTCAGGTCGCCGTTCTCCACGCAGGCCTTGGCCGTCCGGCCGGTGTCCGTATCGTTGAACTTGGCGTAGCAGTATACGCCCTGGGGCCGGTTTTTCAGCAGACAGTGGCCGATGACATTGTCCACGCTCGAGTGGTCGTGGTTGTACACCATCGGCACGGTCTTGCCGTCGCACTCCTTAAAGGCGTCCGGCGCGATGGTCAGTCCGTCGTAACAGCGGGTGTTGGCCTTCGTAGCCCATCCACTGCAATCATAATCGATAGCCATTTTGAAATTCAGCATCCCCTTTCTAATATCCAAGCATTCTTGCATCTGCATCTTTCCCGTCCGCAACGATCTGCTGCTGTCCTACAGCTTCCTCGTTCGACCGACTGATGTTCGCATTCCGCAGCTCATCCGCCTTCGGGTCCTTCGAGGGCTTCATGCCGATGGCCTGCCGCATCTCGTTCGAGGTCATGATCTCGTTGCGGGTAAACTTGTCTGCGATCTCTGCCACAGCCGACACCGGCGTCAGCTTGAACGGGTCGCGGAAGAACAGCACGCTCTCACTCTTTTCATCTCGCTGCTCTTTCGTCAGGAACTTCCGTTTGAACTCATCCACGGCGGCCGCTACGATGGGCTCGATGGTCCTGTTCTCGTAGTTAGTCATCACCTTGTCGTCCGCAGTGCCGTTCATGATCTCCGGTGTGATACCCAACTGGCTGTATGCCATGTTGGTCAGGTATTCCACACTCTTCAGAACATTGTTTTCCAGACTGCGGTTCAGCTGGGTGATGTGTTCCGTGCCGTCCGTGTAAGCCACACCGTACTTCGAGCCTGCCAGCTGGTCCTCGATCTCCTGCCGCCGCTCCAAGGCCTGCTTCTTGCGGGCCTCGCTCTTCACGACGTAGGGCAGCTGGATGATAAGATCGAGCTTCCCGGCTCCCACCTGCTCGTCGATGACGTCCATGAGGTGGAGCTTCCGGGTCAGCTGCTGGATGGTTCCGTTGGGCTCGTTCATCACGGCGTAGAAGGGGTTCTCGATCAGGGCTACCCGGTCCTTCGGCAGGGTCACCTCTTCCTTCTGGCCGGTCTTCTCGTTGTAGAGCTCTACCCGCACGTCGGCAGGGTACCACTCCTTCACCTTGCCCACCCGCATGGACTGGATGTCCATTTCGCCGGTCGCTTCGTTCAGCTCCACGTCCACCGGCACCACGGCGATGACGCCCTCATCCAGCATGGACAGGAACATATCGAACCGCATGCCCCGTCCGGTCTGGTCAATGTTGGCGGAAAGGTTCAGACAAGAATCAAGGCCCGACGAAATGGTTTCGCTGTAGCGTCCGTTTTCGTCGAGCCTTACGTGATTGATGGTAATGGCTGCTGCATCCATAGCGATGCGGGTGTATATGGCCGAAATGATGGTGCGGTCGCTTGTCCGGTTCATCCGCACCCGGTCGGGGCGGTAGCTGTATCCGCCGCCGTAGTATATCTTCCCTGGAGGGTCCCGGTTCAAAAACGCATTCCAGGCGTGTCTCAGTCTGGAGCCAAAGGTTTGTGATGCCATTTTGATTTCCTCCAGATCAGGACTTCTTTACAGCCGAAGCCATTGCGGCCGTTACAACGGCTTTTTTCAAAGCATCGCTCCCAGTCGCATTTACGGCAGCCACAGCGATATCGCCATAGTGATTCAGCACTGCATCTACAGCCGCCTTGCCAGCCACGCCACCGATTGCACCGGCTGCACCACCAACGATTTTATTGCCAGCAGTTTTCAGCAGATCAGTCACATAAGCCTTACCAGGTGACGTGCTCTTCTTCAGCTCCATATACTGCTTTTCTTTCTGCATCCGGGCGATTCGCTGATTCAGCTCTTCATCGGTCATCTTTTTGGGATTGTTGGAACGAGCCTTCGTCGAATGGCGTTCAAGCTTTTCTGCAACTTTTCTTTGGCTTCCATACCAAGGGTTAGGATCAGACTTCGGACGATTTGTCCAGCCATTCTTGTCCATCGGATGAGCAGTATCCTTCAAAAGCTGTTTGGCAACATTTCCGGCTTTCTTGATGCCGTTTTTATAGTCATCTGAAGAGTATCGTTTTTTCCCGGCAGATGTCAAAGTACCATCCGGGTTCTGGTATCGCCGCACACCCCACTTCATGCCTTTGATACCCCAATGGTACAGTTCATCATTATAAACAGTCACACTTTACCTCCTTTGCAAACAAAAAACGCACCGGCCATTAAGTCGATGCGTTTTGCGGTGTTCTATCATTCAGATTTTTTATTTCCTGAGATCTCTTTTCTAAAATCCGAATGTTCCTGGTCAATATCTTCTTGGTGCTTTTCCAAAAGATCTTCGGGAACTTTTTGTTGAGTAAAATCAAGAAAGATGGACTATCTCTGGATGAGCTTCTGACGGAAGCAATAAAGCATGATGCACTTGTGCCTTTTCTTGATGCCAGATCTCTTGTGTTGGTCTTGCTCGGAAAATATCTTGATAGCCTGCATGAACCTCATGCTGCTCTTTTTCTAGCACAGGGCATCATTGAAGATATATGGGGCACACTTCTTTCCGTCTGTCTCGTAATCACGATTATTCAGGTGGCATAATTCTCACTCAAATGCATCCCGGTTCTGTTTCCACGCTACATAGGCGTCCATCATGGCGGCCACGGCGTCGATTTTCTGGTCCTGCCTCTGTTTGTAGAGCTTCCGGTTTCCATTCGTGTCCACCAGTGCCACGCAGTTCCCCATGGCAAACTGCATCAGCTTTTCGTCGAAGATGAGCTTTCGCTGCTCGCTTAGCTTCTTTAAGTCGCCAAGCGGCACGCTTTCCGTCCGCGCGCCCTGAATGACCTTGGTGATGCCGAAGTTGCCGTTCTCGGTCGCCCACCTCTCCACGAAATCCTTTGCGTTGTATGGGTCATACCCGAAGGCCCGGATGTCGTATTCGTTCTGCTGGATAAAGGCGTCAAGGTCGTCGTATACCTGCATCATGTCGAGGATGGTTCCGTCAAAGACGAACAGCGTCCCCTCCTGCATGAACTCCTCATACTGTTGCCGCCTGGAGATGGGCAGCTGACTTAGGGTGTAGCTGGTAATGTAGTCCCGCGTCTTCACCCCGAAATATCCGTTGGAAAGCGGAAATAGGAACGTAAAGGCGCAGAAGTCGTCGCCCCGGCTCAGGTCAGCTCCCATAGCGCATGGCATCTGCCAGAAATCACGGTGCCGATGACACAGCGTCTCCTCGTACGAGAAGAAATAGGTATATCCCTCCATGGGCAGGTTGAAGCGCTTTGCCAGAATATCATTCCGGGAGCTGGGCGATTTCTCTGCGCGCTCCACGTCCAGCTGGTAGGTCTCGTAGGTCACGGTCTTTCCGAGGTTCGGGTTCGCCTTCAGCCACATCTCCGGTTTGCCGACTTCGTCAATAGAGTCCAGTTTGTAGTACCAGATGGAGACGTGGGGATTGATGTATTCTCCCTTCAGGATCTGCATCAATTCCATTTTGATGTCGTCACCGCATCCATTTCGTACCGTACCCTCAGAGCTGGCCGCCACAATGAGATAGTTCTCGTTCTTGGCTGCACCCTGCTCGATGGCACCGATTGGGTCTTCCCGGATGTCGCAACTCAGCCATTCGTCCACTGTGGCCACCATGTCTCGACGGCCTTGGAGCTTCTCAATGGTCATAGGCCGCACCTCCAACAGGCTGTTGGAGACAAAGTTCTCGATGCCCTTCTTTGTGCTGGCCAGCTTCACCCGATCCACCTTCGACCCAGTGGTATTCTGCAGGCTCCCTTCGGTCATAAACTTCAGCACAGGCCCCTTGGCCCGGGCCAGAGCAGTCCGCAGCGGAGCCAGCACTTCCTCTGCCTGGTTCATGGTGGGGGCAGTGGTCACCTGTCGGGTCGTGGTGGTATACGCCACCAGAAAGTACGCCTGAAGAAACTCCAGATACATGGTCTTCGCCGCTGCACGGGTGATGATCAGATACTGCTTTTGCACCAGACGCTTCTTGATCCTGCGGGTCTCGTAGTGGCCTCCGCCGTGCTCATGAGGCACATACACGCTTCGTTCCACAAAGTAGTACCAGCCAAAGATCTCTTCGGCCCATAACTTAAAGCTGTCCAGAAGCTTCACGTCTCCGCCATCGGTCAGAGTCAGCTCATCCTCACAAAAAGCAATAAAACCGTTTACGGCTTTATCATCGTAGTAAATCCCCGGGTTTGCGATCAGGTCGTCGATCCGGTTCATCTCCATGCTGATCTCCCGACATACGGGGATCTCGCCACGCATTACGGCCTCCCGAAAACGGCCGTAGTAGATCGGCGTGGCCGTGTTCGAGAGCGCCATATTTCTAACCTCCTATTATAATAAGGTAGGAGCCCTTACTTTGGGCGGTAAAAGGTCTTGTCAAGGGTATAGAAACACGCTTCCATTTCAGGGCATTCGCAGGTCCCACACCGTGCGCAGTCTGTGCAAAAATCCTTCATCACCGCATCAAGCCATTGCTTTTTTACAGGTGTTTCAGTCAGTCGCTCGATCCACCGCTTTGTTACACTGCTGGCCATGTGTCGTCGTGCTCCACGTTCAGCCGCCACTCCATTTCAGCAGCGGCATTTTTCAGTGCGTCCAGGGTAGAGCTGCTTTGGGGCACATCAAAGCCCATCAGCCGCACCTTCATGGCGGCATATGCTTTCACGGCTGCCGCCTTCACCGGGTCGGCAATAAACTGGCTCCAACGCTCCTCTTTTCCAGTAATGGCAAAGCCTTCTTTCGGCCCTACCCCCATCTGGGTCAGCACCATGAATACGCTGTTCAGATACATTACAATGTCTGCATCAAAGTCCTCGCATTCCTCGGCGATCCCCAGCAGCTTTTTTACGCTTGTCAGGATGCTGTCCATGCCACTCCTCCGTTAACGTGCAGTGTCCCCGTCCGCAATGCACTGGTTCTCCCACTTCTTATACACGTCAAGGTAGGTCTCCTTCTTGTCGCCATTGTGGGTGATCTCATAGTACATGCCGTCGGATACAGTGGTGCTCACAAGCGCCTTCCAGTTCTGCAAAGTCTTCGAGAACCATACGATGAACACATCCTCCATCGTCAGCTTCTTGCCGTCGGTCACGTCCACATGACTGTTGAAGTAGTCCACCACCAGCTGCTTTGCGCGGGTCATAAAATCTCTCTGTTCCATTTTGATTTCTCCTCTGTTTTTGTTGCCCGGCAGGGCGGCCCATCATCGTTTGGAGCCAATCGCTTGAGTCTTGTTGTTCATCGAATTGCAGATCATCGTGGATATATCGCAAATGGGCTCTCCCAGACGAATCTCTTTCGGAATATCGATGGCGATTTCTTTTTTTATGACCGGGGCAGACATCATCGCCCACGACTGTTCGGCCGCTTCCGATGCTGCGCTGCTCTCTCGGTCCGTGCTGACGCCGGCAGCCGCGATCGCGGCGTTCGCCCATAGCAATGCCTCGTCCAGCTTCGTCAGTGCAAGGCTTCTTTCCCGGCTCGGGTTCAGCTTCAGAAGCATCGCCTCTGCCTCTTCCAGCTTCCGCCGCAGAAGGACACTGTATTCCGCTTCCCCTTCATCAAACTTTTTTATCGCGTACATCTTATCCCTCCATAACCTGTTCCCAGTCGTCGCAGCAGGTCACGTTCAGCATCATGCCAATGTCTTTGACCTTACGGAAGTTGAGCTCTTCGCCGTTTTCCTTGTGGATCAGAAGCTCCGTGCCGGAAATATGCCAGTAGGCATCCTTCCAGCCCCGCCGTTTCACTTTGTGTCCCTGCTTCATGGTAAGCCAAGCTGTCGTCCAGTTCATCCTATTTCCTCCAAGGGCAGGTATCCCCTGCTGTTCTATTGCCATCCGGTATCTTCGGCCCGTCCCCGGTGCCGTAATGGATAGCCTTGTGTGTCGCAGCCGAAACGCAGATGGCATTTTCCGGGTCCAGCAGCTTTTCGCTGTGCCGGATCACATCTTCTTTCGTGATCGGATTCAAATGGTGGATGCTGATGCGCGGTCTCACCGGTCTGCCATCCCGCAGCACCCAATCCGTAATGGGATGGTCCGGGCACCCCAAATCACACCCCATGTCTCTCGCAATGATCCTGTCCCGGAACTGCCGCCACTCTCTCGATTGGTAAAAGTCCTGGTTCAGCCATCGGTCAAACCCGAAGGTATCTCTCCCCACTTCTCCGTGCAGCTGTAAGTATTCCAGCCGCTCCTCGAATGTGGCGTAGCTGCATAATTCGGTATAGCTCTTCATACAAACAGCTCCAGTATCTTGCAATGTGCAATAATTATAGACAGTGCCCACAAAATATGCAGCATGGTCGTACTTACAGCATTTTTGGGATGCTTTCCGAAACACACCGCCAGCATAAAGATCATAAGAGCCGCAATCCACAGCATAGCTAACGCCGTCTTATAGCCCATCATTTCATCAATTTGCCTCATTTACCTCAGCAGACCCTTCTGCTGTAAGGTCGCATACAAAATCAGCATTCCGCACCATAGCAGTGCAGGCATCCCGAAGTGCGCAAAGAGTTCCATTGCATAACTCTGTGTGTGCTTCTCTGCCCACTCTGCAAAGAAAACCGAGCCAAAAACAATAACGACAAGCCAGAACATAGCAAATGTCAACTCAGTTAAAGTCATACTCGTCGTCCTCTCCAACACCGTTGTATTTTGCCATAGCTTTCAGCACCTTGTCGTACATCTCCTTGGAGTCCTTGGCAGCCTCAAGCGTCTCGGTCTTTGCCCGCAGAAGCTTGTTCTCTTCCTCCAGCTTCTTCTTCTCAAGGTCTGACTTCATGGTGGCCAGCTTCAGAAAATGAGTGGTCTCTGCACTGGAGGCCGTTCCTTCCACCAGTCGTTTTTCTACCAGCTTCATTGCCAGATTTATCATGTAGCTTTCTTGTGCTTCCGGAGTCATCGCGGGCCTGACCGCGGCGTCCATGCTTCCGGAAGCATTCTTTTTTGGTCGCATATGTCACAGCCTCTCTTTTTTATGCCTGTTTAGCTTTTGTAAGGGTTCATGGGTCCGTAGCAGCTTACCGTATAAAGGGAGAAACTCATGTTCATTTGGAGGTTGAACAGAAACTCTTTGTTGCAGAAGGAACCGTCAATGGAGGAATTATTCAAGAGAACGAAAAAGCTTCAGAAAGTCGTAGTCTCGCACCGAAACTATTCGACATTTTTCGCCCATGAACCCTTACAAAAACCGCCGAGGCCTCAGTCTACTCCCTGAAACCTCGGCAATCGTTCTAAAGCCCAAATATCAATTTTCCCTCCGGGGAAATATCAAAGACCAGCGCGATTTGAGAGGGGGTGTCATTTTTGAGACCCCTCCCCTATGCTTAAGCACTTTTATCCAGTGTGTCTTCGTCTTTTACTTCGATCTTGAGCTTCTCGTAGATGTTTTGCGGATCAGCAGCTACAATTCTGTCGATAGCCTTCTCGATTTCATAGGCATTCTCATTGTCTGTGAACTGAGAAGACGTCTCGGCAAGCCTCATGAGAAGACCAGATGAGTTATAGCCATGATCCGTATCATATTGATACCATTCTTCGAACTGCTCGTAAGGAGAATACGGGTTATCGAAAGTGGTAAGAAAGCAACGAACCATATATCCGTGCTCCTTTCATGTGAAATCACTTGTTCAATGCACTGTAGACCGTTGACTCCGGCACACCGCAAGCTTTTGCAATCTCCTCATACGTATAACCACTGCGAAGCATTGCTTTGGCTTTCGACATTTTTGCAGAACTCATAACAGTCGTCGCTTTCGGCATTGCGCGCTTCACAATTTCGTCAGAATCAGAAGAATTAAGAATCTTCATGAGTTTGCTATCAGAAATCGCTCCTGCTTGAATCGCTTCCCATTCTTTATCTGTAAAAACGACCTTAGATTTGCGGCCGCTTGCACCAACAGAATCGCGTGCGCGCTGCATCTCGACAGAAGAGATTTTTCTAATTTCTTTCTTATCGATTGCAGGATTAAGACCTTGTTCTTGAATTTTGGCTTTAATACTTGCATTAGCAATGAGCATTGCCTTGCGTTCTTTTGGCTTATTCATGAGCATGGTGTTATACTTATCGTTCAAAGACCTAACTTCGGATGCATATTGCTTCGCTGCTGCCGGACTGTACTTCAAACCGGGCATATTCTCAGCCTCTTTACGAGCCTGTCTGGCCATGGCCTTAAGCTGGTTCGAGAAATCGGCGTAGAGGTTTTCCTGAATGGTGCCAGAGGACAGTGTTCTTGCGTCTTTGGTTTCAGAAATCAAGCTGACCGTGTCTTCGGCCATGCGTTCCTTTCCGGTTTTGGGATCGATAAAGGTACGTCCGCTCTCTTTATAAACTAGTTCACCAGTATCTTTGTCAACATGAACACTTCCACGACGTTCAGGAACTCGTATCGTTTGCTTACGACGAGACAGAAGTGTGGATGCTCCACCGTACTTGACATTTCCTTCCTCATCAACACGAATCTGCCACTTCTGCTTAAGTTCTGCGATACCATTTTCCCTTTCAGAGCGCTTGTAGTCGAGGCCATGCTTTTCTGCATCAATAACGACCATTGAATGCTTAACAGCACGAGCCAGTTCTTTCTCATCCGCGCCACGAAGAGTCATATCCGTAATCAAATTAGAAATGACGCCCATTTCACGTTGCTTCTCCTCTTTTTTCATGAGACGGACGTGATTAGGATTACCTGGTGGTACTGCGTATTCAGTTTTAGGATCGAAATCTTTCAAATCCTTCAGTGCAGGAGTAGACTTAATGCTGACTTTGTCCGTAATAGGAATCGCCATGACAGTATCGCCATCAAAATCAGCGCCCGAAAGGCGTTCTGCCACCTTTGCGTTGATGCCGATTGCATCCTGAATTGCTCCAAGATTCCGCTTGCCGTGAACATTCTTATTGTTGACTGTGACAATAGGAATCTCAAAAGTGCCTGCATGCGGAAAGCGTATCAATGCAAGCTTCGTGCCATTTTCATATGTCGGGCAGTATGCTTCCGTCTCTTTGATCTGATTGATCGGAAGGATGACTTTCGTAGACTGTCCGGGAAAAGCAGATGCTTTGAGGGTCATCGATGTACCTTCGCATGTGTCAGCGAAGTCAGTGAGCAGTTTCTTCTTAATCGTCGGGTTGTTGTACTGCATGATTTCATCATACTGTGCTTTATAGTCCGCGACAGTCAGTTTCAGCTGATTCTCAATCAACTTTTTGGGCTGCTTGGAAAGAAATTGAGAAGAGACATTTCGGGACATTGTATCCCAGTCGCCTTCTTCTTTCAGTTTATTGATAGGAGACAGGTGCTCCTTTCCATCAGCTCCGATGTACATGCTCTGACCATTTGCTTTGATGGCTGCACCAAAAGGATTGTCTGGATCAGCTTTCGCTTCTTTCAGAACTTTCATCTTGGGGGTGCCGGAAGGTTTATTGGTGTTGAACCTAACATCAACGCCATCCGGAAGATCGTCGGAATAAACAGCCATGCCTTTCAGATAGTGGTCGCCATCGACAAGAATACGCACCTGTGCATAATGGCTTTTGCCAAGATCAAGATCCGGGACACCACGGCGAATCTCAATGACGCCATCCTTTGCCAGACCACCTTCATCGCCATACATAATTGCCACACGGCTTGAATCCAAACTTGATGGACGTTGAAGCTTCTGAAAAGTTTCGCCACCATCATCAGAATGGTAATCACCCAGCGAATCAATCTGGTCTTGGTGCTGGTAGGCATATTTCTGGTCAAACTCAGGCTTGGCCAAAACAGTAATGTTTGTCTGTTGACGAATGTTAGTCGGCTGGCGAATGCCAACACCATACCGTTTGAAACCATATTCTGCTTCAAGTGTGTATGCGGCATCGATAAGCTCGGTTTCAGATATTCCAAGCACTTGGTTCGCACCTTCAGAAATGTCAACCATGCCCTTTTTCTCTACTTCTTTTTTCAAAGTTTCGGCGATACTCTCTGCACGTTTTGCTTTTTTGTCGATATTACCAGAGTATTTAGACCGGACGCTTGACTCACTCATGTTGAGCTGTTTTGCGATGTCTGTCCACCCAAGGCCTTTATTATCTCTAAGGTCTTTAATTTGCTCATATTCTGACGTTTTGCGCAAATTTATAGCTTTGCTTTTAGCAACACGAAACTCCGAAAGACTCATCTGATATTCCTTCGGAAGTGTATCGTTGATAGAGTTCAGAATATCTTTTTCTGAAAGTCCTTTATTTTTCAAAAGTTCAATTCGTGAAAGAAAATCTCCCGAATGCTGATAAGGATTCTCCCCAGAACCCCATGGATACCGACCAGAATGTTTTTTGGTGCCGTAGTGTTCAAGCACCCCGTTCTGTGATTCAACTCCATAATAAGAGCGAATATCTTTTTCGATAGGATTCATGCTGCAGCTCCAAGCTTTACTTCGTTGATGATTTTATCGAATTCCTTGATCTTTGCAATGATCGGAAGAATGTCTTCTGCTTCGGGATTTTCCACCCAAATATCATCGCTCTGATAAATTCGATTTTCGAACCGAATAGTTACAGGATCGATACCGTATTCCAAACAGAACAAGGCATCGTAAATATAAAGCTGCTCCATATGAGCAGGAACGGTTCCAGTCTTCAGATCATGGATGCGAAGGACGCCATCATCGAACATGATAGCGTCCGCTGTCCCGAAACAATTCGGGCTGTAATAAAGCACAACTTCAGGTGTCATGCGGAAGCCGATGGCATCATTGACATAGGCATTCAGCGTTTTCTTGCTCTTGGGAAGCTTTTGCTTAAGCTCGATGCATTCTGCTGCAAATGCATGGAGTCTCGTGCCTCGCTCTTTTGCCTGATTACTCAGGTAGGCATCAACCAAGCGATCTCGGTCATAGTTGAGCCAGTGATACTTACTTGCTCCCAGAAATGCATGTTGCCCCGTGAGCCTCGAATGATCGTTCCATTGCATCAAGTATCTCCTCCTTGTTTTCCGGATAAATAAAAGCGGCAAAGCTCATTTCGTTCATCTTCTGGACATAGTAGTCCTGATTAGGGCGATGAGGAGCATTTGCCGACTTCTTTCCCTCAAGCGCAGCCCAAGTAGGACCATACAAAACTAAAAGGTCAGGATGTCCCTGAACTTCGTTCGGGTCCAAATGAACCACCGTACAACCGGGAAAGCGCTTTTTCAGTTCTTTCACCAATCCGGTCTTAAATTTGTTTTCGAGCATGTCAACCTCCAAAAATAAAAAGAATAGTATGTTTAAGACACGTTCTATTCTCCTCATAAAAGAGGCTGTTTTTTTCGCGGTAATTTTTGTGAAAAAGTGTTAATTTTTGTAAAAAAGGGCAAAAGAAAAGCCTCTGCGTTTTTCGCGCAGAGGCAATCTTAAAAGACTATTAAATTAAAACCCGTCAAAATCGTATTCGTCGTGAGGTATATAGGGATTTTCTCTATAGTATGTATCGAGCCATTCTTCTTCAGGTTCGAGTTCATCATCGGCATAACTTGCTTCTTCGGTCGGAGCACTACATAAATCCACGTCTTCTTCGTAGTGCTCTTCTTCACACTTTGGGCATCGCCAGATAGGAACTTTCCAAATATTTTCGTATCGCTCCATTTGACAATGGCACCAAAAACACCAATGCTCGCCAGTTGGTTTGTCATATCCATCCGTATGTATGACATAATGTTCGAAACTTCCATCTGGATGTTTCAACCAAAGAACTGGTAGTCCTAACTCCAGGGTTGAATACACCCATGCTTCATCACCGTTCGGAAGAATTTCTCTCGCATCAAATGAGTAACCATACTGTTTCCAATTTTTAGCAAGTTCCTCGATGTATTCCATACGCTTTACCTCATACTCACAAGAAGTCAGCCACTAATGTGCTGCTTTTTATAATACACTATCCGACGTTATTTTACAAGGTTAATATCGACAGGGGATATGGGGGCAATGCATGAAAAACAAGTTGTGGCCAAAAGCCCATTTTTTCTGTTCTATTATATATATTATTTTTTTCATTTTTTAATTAACTTAAAGAAAAAAGTGGGTTTTTGGCCAAAGCGCATATTTATAACGTATCTACGTAAAAATATGTGGCCGTTTTTCTAAAATTTCTGGCCACAAAATGGGTTTTTGGCCAGAAAATTGATGCTTTTTCAATTATTATCACAAAATTAACAAAAAGCGGCAAATAAAAATTGGCAGAGTCTACTGCCAGATAAAAAAGAAAAGGCCCCGAATTTTATATCGAGACCTTTCTATGTTATTCAGCGCCAAATAATTTAGCGAGAATAAAAAAGATTATAGGAAGCGCTATGAGTAAGCTCAAATACACAGGCTCCATTTTTCTGCGTTCTGCTTCATTATCTTTTTCGTCTTTACGCTTTTGTTCATCCATTTCCATCTTCTTCATCGCTAAGTCTTTGAAAGCTTCAACCCGCTTGACTTTTGCTTCATCTACAAACCTGTGCGTCTCCTGATAGTCATCAAGCCGTACTTTCGTCCCACAATATTCGCAGAACATGAAGTCTCGATTGCCTTCTTTCACCGTAAGCTCAGCGCCACAACTAGGACATTTTACCGTTCGTGCCATAAGAGCACCTCCTTATACTAGTACAAGAATATCATGTAGGAGTCGAATCGTCAAGCAAAAGTACCACCTCCTCGGATAAAAATAAGAGGCGCAGAAAAATCCGCGCCTCTTGCTTGTTAGTTCAGGATACAGCTACACAGCCAAATGCATCGCAAAGCAAATATAACGGCTCTTCATTGGCCCATAAGCCTCCTCGCCGCAGCATACAGGAATCGTTTAAGCGTCCATTTATCCAGTCTGAATGCAATACGGAGCTCTTCCATTTCAGGATTAGGATACACCCCACTCCGATACTCCATCGCATCCACAACTCTCACAAGGCGAGCCGTGACGCTTTTCACATTCGTGTGATACTTCTCTGCAATCGCAGCGCAAATATCAATCATCGGAACAGACCGATGCGAATTGAGCAAATCAATAGTCATTTCAACTGCATCGCCCATCATTTCAACTGCATCGCCCACCATCGGAATCCGCATCTTTACAAGAAAATCATACGTTCTTTTCTGCATCGTAATCACCTTCTTTCAAAACAGAGCAAAAGATGCTAGCGCCAATACAACACCTACGCAGTATATGACTTCAGTAATATCTTTCTCAAGTTTTACCCCGTAACGACTCCCGAAATAGAAGATTTGACAAGCGAACCCAATAGTGAATAAGACCTTATACATCAGCTTTCACCATACTTTCTTTGCTGATTTTCACAAATTCTATGGCTACTTTTAACAGCAAAATCTGAATTTCTTTTGCACTTTTAAGCATCTCGCCAATATCTTTAATCACCCTGTGACTCTTGATATGTAAACTTACATACTCATTCGGATCGAAGGTTTCAGCATAACCAATGAACATCTCGACAAAGTCGTCTCCATTAAAGTTTACAATATATGATCCCCATGAACTATCATGATAGAGATTACATCCAGCTGTAGTTGTGTATAAGCCGAATCCGAATTGATCTAATACCTCAATATATCGTTCGTCAATTTTCTTCATGCTTACTTCACCATATCCTTTCCCTCTCAGGTTTTCATAACGGCATCCGCTGCATGAACCAGATATGTGGTACCATCAATCGTGATTTGCAACAGTTCATCTCCATAATCAGTCCAGCTATCTACCTTACCCTCAATGATTGCTCCGTCGGGTAGCTTGATCTGCGCCCATGTATAAGTGAACGTCTTATTTAGCACCTTATAGTTGCCGCAGCTACACAGAACCACACAGCCAACAAGCATCATCAGACATGCAACAAAACAAATAATATGCTTTTTCATAGTTACTTCACCATACTCCCCTTCCGCGTCTGGTCATCCGCCGGCCAGAACGTGTAAATATCATCGAACACCACCGGGATCTTGCTCTGAAGCTCTTTCAGCAGCGGGCACATCAGCTCACGCATCTGAGGATGAGCCGCCACAGGAGTACGCAGCTTGAAGATATTGCGCCACTCACGGTAGTTGGCAGTCACCACGATCTCGGTCTTCAGGCACAACGGCAGCACACAACGGGCCTGTTCAGGACGGAGACCATTGGCGATGAGAGTTTTGTAGCTTTTTTCAGCATCATCACAAGCCCAGTACCACGCATGGTGGATTTGATAGTCCGTTTCGAGCTTTATAAATTCTTCTGTCGAAGAAGCTGCGTTGATTGCATTTTCATTAGGCTCGTTAGGAATATAAAACGGCCGAATAAAGCTCAGTTCCCCGCCAAACTTCTCTCCTGCATAATTGCAGTACCGGGTGCTCTCCTGTGCAAAGCTCGCGATGCGGTGCCGCACCAGCTCATTGGCAATGGCCCGGTCACAGGTAAACAGCACGGACAGCTGCGAATGCTCCAGCATAGCCTCATGCCCCTGCTTCACCAGAAAGCCCACCAGTTTCTTTGCCGACTCACCCTCCGGCGTGATCTTATCCTCGCTCTTGTAGCAGACCCGCGCCACACGCTCGATCTGCTGAAGCTCTTTGATGCCGCCATCAGAAATATCAGTGAGGATTTCGTATTTTGGTTCAATGATTTTCATAATTAAATCTCCTTTTCATCAGTGAATCAACCATTTCGAGCTGACCGAGGCTCTTTCCATTGGCTCTTGTGACAACAATACTGACATTAAGATCTGGGATTGGAATAATATATCCAAGATGCTCCATTCTTTTATGATCACAGGTAGAGACTTTAGGACAAACAGCGCACCTTCTAGCTAACTGAGTACAAGTTCCAAATGACTCATTCATGTAAAAACCTCCAGAATCAAATTGAGCAACCAATCAAAACACCGCTTAAAAAATAAAGCGAGTCGGTGCAGCCAATACACAGGCTCTGACGGAATATCTCTTTCTTTACCCCGCAGTGTATAGTACAGCCATCGGTCAAATTTGCGAAATGAAATATTATTCGCCAAACACCATAGCTGAGCATCTTGGTAGCTGATTTCATTGCGAATGCATTGTTCAACTACATCTTGCAGCGTAGCGTTGACTTTTACCATTTCCAGCTTATGAGTTTCGGAATCCTCAGAATATAGCCCGATCTCCTTCGTTGGTTCGCCGGCATTGCGAATTAGAATGATGCACGGCTCATTATTTGCATATAAAATATCAATCGTTTCGGCGTTTATTATCTCTCTTGCCTGGTCAACTGTGATTTTTCCTGCATCTACCAGGTCGGCTATCCAACGAATATCACTATCCATCATTCACCTCACCCCAAGAACCTGAAGATAATAAACCACAGGCATTTCAGGGTAAACGCAATGATTATCAGCCACGCGCAGGCCGTGATAGTAACCGCCAGAACGCCGCCAATAAACTTGCCGATCTTTTCATACATACTCATTGCTCCTCCTTCTGGTACCCGATGAAGTCCCCAACGCCAATGTCACCGTTCGGGCATGTATGCGCCCTATACAGCCTCGGTGCTAAAGGCATCTCTTTGTGATCCCACTCGAGTTCGCCATTGACCCTGTTCAGAAAATTGTTCAGCTCAATATACATGACAGTCTCGGTATGTACCGTCACCGGGCAGAACTCATTCCCACATTTGCGGCAACGATAAATCTGATGATAATACGTCACAGAAGTGCGCCTCCCATCAATGTTTTAACCCTACTTTCAGCCACGCACAGCTCGAAAATAGCCGCCGACATATACTCCTGCTCACAGAAGTTGAAGTGATTCTCAGCGATTTCCAGCTCCCGCAGAGGGTTATAGAATTTATACTTGCGGGTATCCTTGAGAATATCCATCATCCAACCGCAGGGCGAGCTGAGCGTCAGGAAATTGATAACGAACGCGATAATTTTCTGAAGCATATTTCTTATTCCCTTCTTGTAAAAATAAAGAGCCGCAGATTTCTTCACGGCTCTGCCCAGAATATCTTCTTGACGAAATCAACGATTTTGCGCAACATAATTTTTACGAAGTCCTCCTTTTTTGCATCCAAATTCTTTTCGGCGACGGTTAATCCATTCGGAAACTTTAGGAGAAAGTGGCGCGCCCTTTTTCACAATCAGAATTGCCTGCACATATTCTTTATGAGCTGGCACATACATCCAACACTGAGTATCGTCATTATGGTCAACTGCATCACCAATCCACAAACGTGCAGGCCAAACATGGTTTGAGTGATAGAATATGCTTCCCTCCAAATAATCGAACCAGAAATACTTATGGGCGACCTTTCGATCAATAAGTTTTCGTGTCTTCTTAGACATATTTCTCATTTAATTTTCACCTTTGCTTCCTCAAACTTCACAGGCTTAGCAGTCCCCTCCCGCGCACACTCCGTCATGCACTCGTTGCAGGGCTCGTCCGTCTCCAGCACCTTGAAGCTCTTGCACTTCGGGCAGTAGGTTGCATAGTCCACTTCGCGTTTCCAGTCGCTCATTATAAGTAGTCCTCCATTTCGAGAATCTCCACTTCCCCGCAATCGGGGCAAATCAAAGACAGTGTACAGGTCATAATACAGACCCTGAAATTCACATTCGGCAAAATATGTTCGGCTTCATTTGTCAAAGCGCATCCGCATTTCCGACAGCGAACAATTTCTAGCCTACAGTCACTCATCAGATTTTACCTCCCGAACGATTGTTACATTCCCACAATGAGGGCAAGTCGTCATTACTCCGTCTGGAATATTGGTATACTGTGATCTTTTGCGGACCCACCACTCGGTCGGCGCTTCAAAATGCATACCACAGGAACTACAGACAACTGTGATAAGCGGTTCATCGTTCGAGCTTTTCATCTTCACCGCAAACCTATCATCCAACTCAGGATGGGTCACGCGCTGGTTAAGAGCCCACAGCAGGTTCCAGCAGGCAGCTCGCAGGTGGTCCTCGTCGTCCATGCCGATCATGTACTTGGCCAAATGCCGAGAAGCACTGTCCAGCAACGAATGCAGCGGGATACCCTTATCCACATTGTGCTCACCGTACTTCAAGGCACCTTCCTCACAGTGCTTACTGACCTCCATGATGCCATACCAGGGCAGAAGGTCCATCCTGCCCTTCCCGGCGTGCATGTCGCGCTTGGCACCGGTTTCAAATTCGGTGCGGTCGCCAGAATCCTTAATCATAAAACATCAATCCTTTCTTACTTAATGAGATTCACATGATGCTGGTAAACCTGAACAATATCCCGCGGATGGTTCTTTTTTCCAAAGAACATTGCAATATGCGGGTAATTATCTCGTCCATCGTTGCGGTAATACAATTTTGTGGGAACTTTGTAGCGAGGCAACGCTTCTTCGGTATACATGATTTTTATAAGTTGAATCTCATGATACGTCGCCTTCATCTTCTGAATAAGTTTCTTCTTGCTTTTTCGTGAAATATTTCCCATTAGCAGAACCTCCTGATTCTTCCCTGCATAACCTTGTTGGGAATATCCAGCCACCGGATTTTGCACTTGTCTTTGTAGTCAGGACGCAGCTTCTGTAGAATCATCTTCAATGACTGCCTTGGCCGTGTCATGCAAATATCAAGGACTTCCTGCTGCCGGCTTTCATCGGAATTGACAAGACTACTCAACATACTCTTGATTTCTTCAAACAAGTCCATAAAATAAGCCGTCACTTTCTCGCAGCATTCCGCGATCGCGTTTAAGACATCTGCAAGTTGCTCACAGGTAGTCGCAGTACGCCTCAAAGAATCATAAATATCATGCTCCATAAAATTTCCTTTCGTTAAACGCTTTCTTTGAGTTCAGCGCCCTTGAAATAGCGAGGTCGATTCCTGCTCGGGACTTTAAGTGGTAATACCGGAGATCCTTATATGGCGTATTCAGTCTGTCGATTCGACCCGCAGCCTGCTCCATAATCTTATAGGAGTAGTTCTGGCTGTAGAATATAATGGTGTCCGTCTTGATGCAGTTCCAGCCCTCTGCCCCGGCGTTGTACTGCACGAGATAAATCCACCTGTCGCCATCAGGAATTGGCTGATGCTTATGGCCATTCCACTGAGCAACCTCAACCCCTGTGCCGTAGTTCAACCCGAGAAGAATATCCAGCTCATAGTCGAAATTGTAGAATATAATCACTCTTGGCCGTGTCATGCAAATATCAAGGACTTCCTGCTGCCGGCTTTCATCGGAATTGACAAG